TGCCGAACGAGATGGGTGCGGACAAGTCGATGCATATGGACTTCAACATCCAGCTTCCCGATCACCCCGGCAACGAGGAGTTCGCGAAGCAACTCGGGTTCCAAGGGCGGCAGTTCTCTGTCGGCCACATCGACGCCAACGGCAAGTATCGGGACATCGCGACCGGCTACGATCCGCAGGTGCATGGGCCGCAGTTCCCGCAGCGGAAGCTCGGGGAGATCGACGCCCAGTTGCAGGCGATGAAGTACCCGACCAAGGCTGACCCAGAAAGCTACGCCAAGTTCCTGCCCGCGAAGGTGGGCGAGAACGGGCGACTCCAGTTCGACCCTGAGATTCACCAGTTCGCCATCGACAACCCGGCCCATGCGCTCGCGCGCTATGCCGAGGTGTCGGGGAAGAGCCCGGCTGAACTCAAGGAACTGATCAACTCCGGCCAGTTCAAGCCCATGACGGATGCGGGCGTGGCGGGGTCGGTCGTCGTGAACAAGGACGGGATCGTGTGGCAGTATCAGGACCCCACGCCCCCCTCGTACAACACGATGACCTCGATCGGGTCGCTGCGCGGGAAGAACCGGGCCACGATGCTGAACAAGCTGAAGGGTCTGAACATCCTGCGTGGACATGACGTTGTGGAGCACTACCGTAACCTATAGGAGGCCATCGTGCCCGGATTCGGTCCATTCCTCGAACAGATCGGCAAAGCCCTTCCGGAGATTGGGGAGGCGCTGTTCAAGCCGTCCATCCCTGAAGCCGCAGAGCGGACGCCATCCACACTGATCGATCAGGGCAAGCAGTTGCCTCCGGCAATCGGCCAGAGAAGCGTGGGTGTTCCCTTCCACGGGGACCCCACGCTTCAAGCAGCGACCCGGACCACGAACGTCGAGCCGCAGACGGTCGGGGACTGGGTGACACAGAAGAAGAACGCGCTGATGGGCTTCATCCAGTCGGACCCGGGGATGCCTGCGGACATCCGGGACCAGTTGGTCAATCACCGGGCCAACGTCGAGGAGTCGAACTACCTCGCGTCGAAGGCCCTCGCGCCGGTCTACGAAGGGCTGACGAAGAACCCGCCTGAGCAGGCGGCGGCCATGTGGGACTACGCGGTGGCGGCCGACGACCTCGCGCAGGCGAAGCGCGAGAACTACAGCAGCATCCTCAAGGTCGGCGACGACGGCAAGGTGCTCAACGTGCCGATCGACAAGTGGGAAGCGCACATGCAGAAGCTACAGGACTACGTGCAGCAGGACCCTGAGATCGTGGACGCGCTCGCGAAGCGGTCCGCGATGTGGAAGACAGTATTCCAGAGCATGGTGGACGAAGGTGCCATCGTGCCGGAGCGCGAGTTGCAGGACTACACGCCGATGCGGCACCTCACGGGGATCGCGCGCGGTCTTGCTACTGCAACTGGAGACGAGACCCTCGTGCGTCGTCTCTCCGCCGTCGGGCGTCGTGGTGTAGCAGGCGGGGCGCGCGAAACCAATCTGGCTGTGTTGGAGCATGACGTGATCCGGCGTTTCATCAAGTGGAAGGCCGACCGGCAACTCTTCACAAACCTGATGTCAGACCCAACGATCAACCTCACCGACCAGTTCAAGTACGGGCAGCAGCTTCCCTCCAACCTCACCCGGTTCGACCCAGGCCCGGGTCAGATCGGCTACATGAAGCGGCCTCCCGAGGCGGACTTCCTGTCGGGCGCGGCTGACGTGCTCCACAAGGACAAGTACGCGAGCGGCGGCTTCGTCATCCCCAAGGCTCTGAAGGCAGCACTGGAGAACATCTCGCCGAAGGACGCGGCTGCCGAGGACGTGTGGCGGAAGGCCGGGAAGGGCGTCGCCCGCTGGCTCACCGTCTACAACCCGAAGAACCTCTCGCTCAACATCGGCTCCGACCTCGTGACCGCCCTGATGGGTATGCCCGGGGAGAAGGCGCAGCCGCTGGGCATCCTCCGCTGGTATGGGAAGACGGCCCGGGGCGTCGTGAACGCGGCCGTGCACGGGGACAAGTACATGGTCCGCGTGGGTGGTGTCGATCATGACGTGATGGCGCTCGCGCGCGAGCACGGGCTGATGGGCTCGACCTTCATGAACGAGGTCAAGGGTGGCGGCTCGATCGCCCCGGAACTGGAGCACCTGCTCCCACCGGGCTCCGTGCAGCACAACCCGCTGACCGAGTTCGCCGGGAACCTCCGTCAGGGCTTCGAGCTTGCCCCTCGCATCGCGGCGGGGCTGGAAGCCATGGAGCGCACCGGGAAGCTCAGTGACTTCGGTCGCGTCGGACGGGAGATCACGCTCAACTACGGCGGCGGTGCCCCCGAGGCGTCGCGCGTCCCGATGTGGAAGCTGATCGCCCCGTTCATCAAGTACATGGGCCTCGCCACCCGGCGCTTCGCGAATCTCGCGAGCACACCCGGCTCGCGAGGGAGAACCATCGCAGCGGTCGTCGGTGTGCCGTTCGCGGCCATGATGTGGAACCAGCAGAACGAGGCGTTCAAGAAGGTCGAGGATGCTCTCCCCGACTACGAGCGCAGCGGGATGCACCTCATCATGCACGACCCCTCCAACCCGGCTGTGCCGCTGGTGGACCGGCAGGGCAAGCCTGTCGTGCTCCGCTTCCGGTACCTGATCACGGAAGAGATGATGAAGCAAGCCGGACTGGGCAACCTCCCAGCGAGGATTGGTCGTCTCGTCACGGGTCAGGACACGCCGGGCCAGTTCGCCGGGGAGACCGCGAAGGCGTTCGCCGGGAACATCGGCTCGATGATCACCATGCCCTCGCTGGCGCTCGACGCGCTGTCCGACACGGACCGCTTCGGCAAGCACAGGGACATCGGTGAGAAGCTGATGCGGACGATCCCACTGGCGAAGATCATCAACGAGGGCTTCACGAACACGAAGGACTACGGCCTGCTGGCCGGAGCCCAACGTACCGCCGAGGAACTCGCTGGCCTGAGCTTCGCGAACGTGACCCGCAAGGGTCCGAGTGTGATGGACGCAACGCTGATGGATCACATTCGGCAACTGAAGGATGCGCGGTCGGCTCTCAAGCTGGCCTACCGCAACCAGAAGTCCCCGACCGAGAAGCAGAAAGCGATGGACAACCTGAAGGCGGCAGCGAAGGAACTCCAACGCTATGCCAAGGCCAAGGGTGCGATGAACGCTGCTGAGAAGCAGGCAGTCACGGAGGCACAGTAACATGGGGCATATCGCAGCGAGTAACGCACTGAGCCGGAGCCTCGGCAATGTACCGATGTGGATCGTCCAGACAGTGCTGGGGCTGATCCTGTCGGGTGGCATCGCGTGGTGTACGTGGGCGTCGGTGACGAACTGGAAGCACGAGGTCCGGATCGGCGTGGTCGAGACGAAGGTGGACGACATCCACAGTGACATCGGCGAGATCAAGGGTGACGTGAAGGACATGAACCGGAAGCTCGATCGTCTGATCGAAAGGAGTTCCAATGGCGTTCGATCCCATCAGTAGCCTGCTCGATGTGGGCAAGACCCTCATCGACAAGCTGATTCCCGATCCGCAGGCCAAGGCAGCGGCCACGCAGAAGTTGCTGGAGATGCAGCAGAACGGTGACCTCGCGGTCATCGCTGCTCAGTCTCACATCAACGAGATCGAGGCGGGCAACGCGAACCTGTTCGTCGCGGGCTGGCGGCCTGCGGTGGGCTGGGTCTGCGCCCTCGGCTTCGCCATCATGTGCTTCAGCCCGCTCCTGTCGTGGGCGGCGGCTCTCGCCGGTCATCCGGTCGTGGTGCCCGCCATCCCCACCGAGGGGCTGATGACGATCCTCATCGGTATGCTCGGCCTCGGTGGTATGCGGACGGTCGAGAAGTTGAACGGTGCACAGGGCAACCACTAAGGAGGCAGTCATGCAGGTTCTTCTGATGGCGTTACAGTTGGCGGTGAGTGCGGCTGCGGCTGCGCTCAACGGGTTGTTCTTCGGTGCGGGGTTCGCGGTGGCGGCGGTGCTGGTTGAGAGACGGCTGTCGCAGAAGGACGCGGCGAAGCTCGGTGAGAACCCGGCTGTGAAGTAGACGTGGAAAGCAAAAAGGCCCGGCCCCCTGCGAAGGGAGTCGGGCCTTTTGCGTTTCTAAGACTGGCGGTGGTTTGAGCGTGCTACTTCCGTCAAGCAGTCGCCATTTGGTAGGTGCGACTTCCTTGAGCTACTAATCGCTGAACATCCCGAGGTTCAAGTTGCCGAACAACTGCTCGAACGTCTTGTCACTCTTGGACGGCCAACCCATCTGCTTGCTTCACCGGGGCGACCGTGCCTCCGGGGACCATCTGCCGTGCCTCGGCCGGGGGTTGTGGCTTCAGTGGCCCAGTCGCTTCCCAGTACCACTCGTACTTGGGCCACTTCTTCCCCGCCTCAAAAGGGCTTGGTGACGAGCACCTCGCAGCGGTCCGGGTCCGGGGCCGTGTTGCCAGCCGCGCCCGCAGCCGCCAGCATGATCGCCTTGTTGCTCGCCGCCTGAGCGTCGTCGGCCAGCACGAACTGCGGCTGCACGAGCACGCTCTTCTTCGCACCGCTGATGCGCTCGGCCTCGGTGGGGATGTAGAGGACAGCGATCAGGTAGATCGTGCCGACACTGTTGGTCTGGATTGCCATGTTACTCCTCCGGTTGGTTGGGTACTTCGAGATGCGGATTGCGAACCATATCGAGCAGCCGCGACATCAGCTTCGCCGTGGCTCTCGCGTCTTCGAGCGCGTTGTGAGGGACGCCCGGCCCCGCCTTCCTGATCTGGATGCCGAACCGCTGACACAGGCCGTCGAGCCCGTAGCCGCGCAGGCCGGGCAGACGCCCCACCTGATCGAGCGCGAGCGCCATGGTCATCGTGTCGAGCATCCTGTAGTGGAAGGTCTTGTTGATGTCAGCCCCGCCGAGACGGTACAGGCGCTTCATGAACCCGTAGTCGAACGACGCGACGTTGTGCCCGGCCATGTGCGCCTGCTTGAAGATGTTGTTCTTCAGGAGGAACGCCTTGATGCGCTCCACCGCCTGCATCGGATCGTCGCCCTCGTGGGCGCGAAGGTCGATCCCGTTGATCCTGAGTGCGGCGTCCGTTGCCACGACCTCATCCTCGCGGATGTTGATCAGAATCTCGTCGTCGATCCCGCCGTCCCGCCACACCACAGCGCCGAGGGACAGAATCGAATGCTCGTTCGGATCGAGCCCCCCGGTCTCGGTGTCGATGACCACCCATGTCCGCTGCACTACTTGTGCTTCCAGACCATGGTGGCCGCGAAGATCAGGGCGAGCGCAGCGTTGTAGCCCGCTCCTGCGTTCTGCATCAACTGCCCCATCACACTACCCATGTCACACCATCCTTTCGCCGACTTCGATCATGTGCCGCAACCGGACCGCGCGCTGGCCGACTTGCTTGGCCCACACGCTGTCCATCATCTCACGCCCTGCCGCCTGCCAGTACTCGTCGTTCGCGAGGGTGTTCATCGCCGCGTTGACCGCCGCGATCATCTTCGTGAAGGCTCCGAACCGGCCGCCGAGGTTGAAGCTCATGTTGATCAGTGCGTCCTGCCGCACGGAGCCCATGAGCGTCCACACCGGGAAGTACTTGCGGCACCGCTGCTCCGCGAGGAAGATGTCGTACTTCATGAAGGCAACGATCTCGTCGTCGGTCAGGCTCCGAATCCGGGGCGGTGACCCGCCACCGATCAGGTGCCCGACACCGATCGTCCAGTTGCCCTCACTGTCGGGGTACGCATCGTACCGGTAGCCCTCGTCGCGGATCAGGTCCCGCTCAAGGTCAGACTGCATCGGGTTCACTGATCGAGAGGTTCAGCGCGATCTCCGTGCCCTCGTTGCGGTTGATCGAGATGTACTCGGCCACGATACCACCGACCACACCACCGAGGGACTGTCCCACCTGCCCTTGGAAGGCCCGCATGAACTTACCATCCGTCAACAGAACAGCTTCCCACGTCCCGCCGATCTTACGAGACGCTATCGTCACTTGCGTGTTCGCCACTGAGCCCCCTCGCGTATTCGTCAACGTCGCTGACGATCCGCCGTAGTACATCATCCACTCGACGGCGACCGATCCGCCACGGGGTGAACGTCCCGTGGTAGAACAGGTCCACCAGTTCCTCACTCGGCCCCGGTTCGAGGCCCGCCTGAATCGCCCGCACTCTGCCGCGCAGGACCGCGATGAACTGTTCCTCATGGGCCTGCCACCACTTGCGCGAGCGAAGTGTCGGTGGGGCGACGAAGGGAACAGGGGTCTCGGCGGCCCTGCGCTTGATGTAGCACGACAGGCAGCGGGTGCCGCATTCCTGCGGCTGCTTATCACACGACGTGCACAGGTTAGAAGCGGTCACGCGGGTCCACCCCGGGGTTCGCGTCCCGCCACTCCTTGATCATCTGGAGGGTGAGCGCGTAGCCCGCTGTGTCCGTCATGTTGTCCCGCTTCGGGGCGTTCCGGTGGCGCGACTGCTTCACGCAGATCATCGCCTGCCCGATGTCCTCGGCCTCCAGCCGGACGCCCGGCTTCAGCTTGTCCCGCAGGAGCGAGGTGAGCATGTCGGCACTCCGCGTCATGTCGAAGATCGGGTGGCCGTACGCCTTGCCCCGGTCGCCCAACACGAGCCGGTGCGCTTCCTGCGCGATGCTCTCCACGGGCTCTGAGGGGCCGTTGACGGGGATGAAGCGGCCCGGGCGGCTGTACAGACCCGCGACGTTCAACGGTGCACCCACGGTCACCGTGGGTTCCGAGAACAGTTCCATCTGCTCCAGCGAACCACCCTCCTTCATCTGGGCGCTCACGATCGTGTTCATCTCGCGCTCCTCCTCGATCTGCTGCCGCACGTACATCACCGCGTCGAGCAGTTCCTGATAGAGGTCCACGAGGGCCTTGCGGCCGTTCTGCGTCTTCAGTTCCGTGCCGTACTTCTTGATCCCCTGCTCCCTGCGCTCGTTGATGTCCGCGAGCACGAGGTCCGTCACCGAGGTCTTGCCCGGCTTCGGGTCCTGCTGCGGTCTCGTTGTGTCACCCATGGGTATGATCCTCTCTTCGTGCTTGTGCCAGTAGTCGATCCAGAAGTTGAGCATCTCTTCTTGACTGAACCAAGGTACGATCTCTTCCACCACTCGCGTCGTTGTCACCTCAGTGTCCCCCGGCTTGTGGCCGGTGAACTCAGTGATGTGGACGGGACGACTGTTGTAAGAGATCGTTGCCTTCCGCACGTCCCCCAGCCAGAACGTCCCGAACATGCCCCCGAGGGGCGCGTACAACTGCCGGGCGATGTCAGGCAACCGCCACTTCTTGCGGAGACCCATCAAGCCACCAGCTTCAGCGGCTCAACGTCGCCCCATGACTCGCCCGACGCAGCCATCTCGACCTCGACCGGGATGTAGAAGCCCGGCTTCACGATGTCGAACCTCTGCTCCATGATCGCCTTCATCTCTGCCGCTGCGGCCCTCGCGTGCTGGCTCGGCACCTGAATCAGGATACTGTCGTGCACGGTGGTCGTCATGCGCCCCCCGTACGACCGCGCCATCTTCGCGACCTTGCTGAGAACGCACCAAAGGACATCCGCCACGGTCGATTGGGGAATGAAGTCCACCGCCGCAGGAGCGTTGCCTGCATGGAAGAAACGAATGCGGCCAAAGGCATTCCGGATGTACTTCTTGGACTCGCACAGGGCAACGAGGTGCATCTTGTAGGCGTGTGTCTTGTAGTAGTACTTGGCGATCTCCGCGAGGATTCGCTTGCACTCCTCCACCGGCACATACTGGTGCTCCTGTTCCAGAAGCATCTCGCTCACCTTGGCCGCACCTGCGAGGTACTGACCGGCGTACGTGATGTTCTTCGCGGTCTTGCGTGAGGTGTTGAACCGGACGGCGTTGCGACTGTGCATGTCGCCCGACATCAGGTCTTCCATCAGGCGGTCGTCGCCAGCCATCCACGCCATCACGAACAACTCGGCCGACTTGTAGTCCGCCTGAATGAACGTCATGTCGGCACTGTCCGGCACGTACAGGCCGCGCACCGTCTTCGGCTGGTTCTGGATGTTCGGCCCGTAGGTCGCGAGCCGACCGGTGCACGTCGTGCCCTTGGCCGTCTCCAGCCCGAGGCCCGTCTCCTTCGGGGCGTGCTCTTCGTCCTTCGAGACCGGCATGTACGACGGGTGCACCCACGCCTCTTCGTTCATCGCGGCGGGTTGCACGTACGTGCTGATCGTCTTGGAGCAGCCACGCAGCTTCAACACGAGGTCGAAGAAGCGCGGGGTACAACGAGTGTCCTCCGTCCACGGACCCGGGTGGTTCTTCCGGGCGTAGTCGGAGCCGACGTAGTGCTGGAGCCGCACGAGGGCAAGCTCGTTGGTCGTGGCCCCCGCCTCCTTGGACTTGGTCCGCTGGATCGGCAGGCCCCAGTCGCCGTACATCAGGTCCTGAAGCTGCTGGGTCGAGGCCGGGTTCGTCCCGGGGAAGTGCTGCCCCCAGATGCGCTCCAGCCGCAACTGCTTGCGCTCCAGCCGCCCGACGTACCGCTCGGCGTATGGCCTGTCGAGCCGGATGCCGTCGCGGTTCATCTGCGTCAGTTCCCGGATCGTCGAGCACACGCCCGGCCCGGGGTGGCCGCCCTCACCCATAAACAGGTTCCAGCAGCCGAGGTCCTTCATGACCTTGATGATGCTGATCGCGAGCCACGCGGTGACGAAGGCATCCTTCGCCGAGTAGAAGACCGGGTCTTCCTTGCTCAGTTCCGCCCACATCGAGCCACGCTGGCCCTTCCACGGCTTGAGGTCGTGGTAGATCGTGATCGCCCTCGCCAGCGACTTGTGGAGGTCGGGCTGGAGGATGACCGCCCCGAACATCGTATCCACCAGCCGATGGTCGAGGATGTCGTCGGAGATGTTGACCCCGTTGGCCGCGAGGCGCGGGATGTCGAACGGGCTGTTGTGCACGGCGAAGTACCGGCCGGGCAGGTTGAACAGGTGCTGCACGTAGTCGCGTGTGTCGCTGCTCCACTCCAGCGAGGCGGTGGTCTTGCCGTCGCTGAAGCTGACGAGGTCGATCACCTCGTTGCCCACGCCGTGGGTCTCGATGTCGATGGCGATCACGTCGCCCCAGATCGTCTCGGTCAGGTCGGCGACACGGTGGACCTGACGGTCGCGCCCGAACCGCTTCCACTGGAAGGCGGTGTAGAAGCCGTCCTTCTCCAGCCGATCGTCCAGCATGTACAGGCCGCCGTCGATCGCCCGCTTGCAGCGGCGAACGTCCTCCTTGAAGGCGGGGCGGACGGCGAACTGCTCCAGCCGAATGTGGTCGAGGCCGTAGGTGGGAATCACCTTGCCCTCGAAGCCGTTGCCGAGGAGGCCGCCCATCAGGGTCGTCTTCACCCATCCGTAGCGGGGGTCGCCCTTCTGGTGGCCGTTGCCCTTGGTCTTGTACTCGCCGATCTTCTGCCAGTGCTCGGTCGTGACCGAGTGGAAGAAGTCCTTGTCGAGCACGTAGCCACGCGCGTCAAGGATCGTCTGCGTGATGCCGGTGAGCGGGTACAGAGTGTCGCCCTGCATCGCGAGCACCACCTTCGGGCGGGACTCCGCGATCTCCTGCGAGAAGCGGGGCCATGCGGCCCGGACCTGAGCCTTCGACGGGCGGCCACCGCTGTTGGCGGGGGGCTCATCGATCAGGTACACGATGCGGACATCGGTCTTCTGAATCTTGCACTCGTCCTGCACGACCTTCCAGAACCACGCCTCCATGCCCTCGCTGGGCTCGGAGATCATGGTGACGAGAAGCGGTGCATCGACGCGGCCTCGCGCTACACTCATAGGCGTTCACTCCATCCGAAGACGATGCGTACGGTCAGAAGTTCAAGCGTGATGCTCCATTGCCAGTGTGCGTTCCAGATTGTTGCGCCGACCATCAGGCGACCGAGGTCACCCGAATGCGCGATGCTGGCGTGGAAGCCACCCCAGTGATCCGTGAAGTAGTGCGTCGGGATGGCGATCCCGCGACAGACGTACGGGCGCATCGTGGAACCAAAGATGTAGGGTTTCATGGGACCTCCATGGTAGGCGGGGCGACTCAGCGGGATCGAGTCCATTCTGAGATGTATCGAGTTGTTCCAACGGAGAGTCGCCCCTGAACGAGCCGCTTCACGGGCGAGACCTACCCTGCTTCCACTTCTTGTGCTTCTGTTCGAGTCGCGTGGTCCGGTACAGCCGTCCACCCACCCCGGGAGTCTTGTTCAGCCAGAACAGGAATCGGAGGGGCAGAATGAACTTCCACATCGAGCGTACCCAGATCAGGACCGCCTCGTCCGTGAACACCGCATCCCCACGCTTCGCGTTGCAGCCGGGGCACAGAGGCCGGTAGTTGCCATCGTTGACATGGGGTGTGATGTGATCGAGGTGGACACGTCGTCCAGCACGCCGCCTCCCAAGGAAGCGGGGCCACGGGCCGTCCCGGTTGTACTTCCGCAGCACGTAGTTGGGAATGCCGCAGATCGCACACCGCGTCTCCTCGTCCATGAGGATCGGAGTCCACTTGACGGCGTCGTCGTGGGAGAGACCACGGAGGCGCTTCAGATTCCGGATCGTAGCGGAGGGTGAGTTGTTCACCTGTCGCCAGTACTCAAGCCCCCGTCCGCGATCATGGTGTTTCCGGCACTCCCGGCAAAGGTAGTTCCGCCTCGCCAGTTGCGACGGAGGGATGTCCAGACTCCCGCACTTCCTGCACGGCTTCGGTGGTGGGCTCTCCTGCTCCATTCTTCGCTCCTTCACGCACCGCCTGACTCATCTGGTCAGCCAGCACCTGCGGGACACCGAACTCCACCAACGCTGCCGCCAGTTGCGCGACGACGTGGTTGAGGGCGAGGTCCACAGCGTACCGCTTCATGTCGCGGACATCTTCCTCGGGAATCGAGAACTCCAACCCATCGATGTACAGCACGTTCCGATGGAAGTCGAAGCCGCTGACCTTGCGGAAGTCAGGCAGACGCACGATGGGCAGGTGAGCCGGTGCTGCCGGGATCGGGTCACCGAACTGGGTGCGCGCTCCCTGCAACGCGATCATCTCACGGGCCGTCATCTGGAGTTCGTCATCCTTCTCGGACACGACCGGCAGATCACCAGCCGCAGCCTGAGCCGCGGCGAGGGAACCATACGGACCGTCACCCTCTTCGGCGGGCAGAAGGCCAAGCTGTCTCGCCCTCGCGTCCCGCTCTGCAACCTCCTGTGGGGACAGGGGCTTGGGGTCGTTCATGGCCGCCGATCGCACCGAGGTGCCCGAACCAACCGTCACTGGCTGGTTCGTGACACCGCGACCCGCTGGCCTCCCCGCCGAGGCGTTCATCTCCTTGAACATCCTCGCCCGCTCTGTGGCGGCGTTGTGCTTCTCAAACGCTGGGGATGCCATGTGACCTCCTTACACCGCAGCGTCGGGAAGGTAGCTTTCGACGTTGGTGCGGCGATCGTGCTTCCGCTTCTCGCTCTTGTTGGGCGCGTCCTTCAGGTTGACGAGGACAGACTTGCCGACGAGCGGGGAGTCGGTACCGTTGAGCGGACCCTTCGGGGGGAACACGCTGTTGAGCAGCGACGCCTTGAGGCCCTTCGAGGTCTTGGGCGTGAAGCCCGTGGCCGCGAAGAGCGACGTGAGCGCCGACACCGCGAGGTTGTGCGGGAACGCGACCTTCATCGTCGCATCCTCCGCCGTGCCCTGACCGAGGAGCAGGCGGATGTTGAGCGTGTGACGCGCCCACGTACGCTTCTCCTCGTTGGGGTAGCCCGCGCGGACCTTGATCTGCACGACGGCGTTGATCTTGTTGGTGTCCTCACTAGCGCCCTCACGCCACGCGGCTTCGATGACAGCGCCTTCCATCCACTCGAAGAACTCGTCGGAGTTCTTCTTGTTCACGGACTTGACGGCGTCCGCAGGGACGACGAACGGCGCGCCCTGATCGAGGGCCGCAGCCGCAGCCTTCTGAGCGCCATCGCTGATGTCAACGAAATCGGGGGTCGGGATGTTCTGGTCAGCCATTGGAGGTCTCCTTCGGGTTCACTTCGGACTCGTACTTCACCCAGTAACTACTCGGATCGCGATCGAGGAACACCTTCGCGAGTTTGTTGACGCCGACTTCGTCGGACGTTCTGATCTTGCTGATGAACTTGCCGTCGTTCTCGGTGATGGCAACCACCACGTCGGACGGGGCGTCGTCGCCCGGCACGAGGATGGTCTCGCGGATCAGACGGATGACGGTGTTGAACTGCGCCGGGATGTACTCGGTCATCGCACGGCCGGGGTGAGCCGGGCCGCCGACGCTATGCACGCCCTCGACGATCTTCACATCCTCGTGCATCACGAAGATGATGTGCATGTTGCGCTGGTTCTTGAAGAGCATGTCGAGGTACCCACGCGACAGCGACTCGATGGCCTGATAGTCGCCACGGTTGGGGATCGCCTGACCGCCCTTCTTCGGGTCACCGATCACGTAGTGCTTCTCGCGATCCATCGTCTGCGCGTTGGCCGCGTAGCTGATGGTGTCGAGGGCCACCTTGGTGTAGGTGTCCACGACCAGCACGCCGATCTCGGGATCGACCGCCTTCCAGTCCTGATAGCAGAACTGCATGAAGTTCACCGTTGGGTCATCGCCCTCCGGGACGACGGGGATGATCCGCCCGCGCTTGGCAAGGCCGGTGGAGCCCAAGGACTCTGAGTTCGTGTCGGCCGCATAGTAAGCGATCTTGCCCCACGACTCGGGAACGGAGAGCGCAAGCCGCGACTTGCCGATGCCCGCCCTTCCGTAGATGATGATCCTTTCCTTGGTTGCCGGTGCAGCGTCCTTCAGGATTCTAAGTCCCACTGTGTCTCCTTTTCTTGGTACGGATGCGGTGACAGTTAGAACAGACCAGATCACACTTGGCGATCTCACGCTTGAGTGCCTTGGCGCTACGGGTGGCACTGTTCCCGATGTTGAACAGCTTACGACCACGTACGTGATCGAAGTCCATGCACTCCGGAGGGAACTTGTGGCCGCAGTCCATGCAGGGGCCGGACTTGTGCACGTCGATCAGTTCAGTCTTCCGGAGCCGCTGCCAGTTCGGCGGTCGGCCCATCGTGTTGTGGCTCCTTCGGTTAGTGGTGGACTACAACCCTATACGATTCACGACCCGCTGTCAAGCCTTTCCGTACGACGTTTCGATGACGTGGTCGAGTTCCTTGGCGCTCATCGCGTGCTCCGGCCCGCAGATCGTATTGGCGTAGCCGATCGCTGCCCTCGCCTGCTCTCGCTCGATGCCGCACTCCTTCAGCTTGGTGGCCGTGTGCCACGCCGTCTCGTGACGGCCCGGGGCCTCCCGGCCCTCGGTCAGGTACTTCTTCGCCTTCTGCGTCAGCTTGGTGAACACCGTCTGCCACTTCGTACCGGGCGGGACTTCCCCGGGCTCCGGCTCCGCGAACACGGTGTCGGGCGTCCCGGTGACGAGCAGTTCAGCGAACCCAGTGAACACCTCTCGCGAGGGCTCAAGTATCCGGGCCTCGATCCCCGTCTTGATATTCCGCGTCCCCGGCATCCGCATGACACGCGGGAGGTCCGAGGTGCAGGAGTCGAGACGGCAACCGTGGATCGTGCCCAGCTTCTCGCTGATCTTCTTCAGCCAGTGTCCCATCGTCTTCCTTGCAGTCTTCCGCGTGACCAAGCCGTAGGGCTTCTCGATCGGCGTGCCGTCCATCTGGGCAGCGACACCGACGACCCATCCGTCTCCCTGCTTGTCATCGAGGATCATGTCGTTCAACCTGACCCACGCCTGCGCGCCACGTCCGCTGTGGATGATCAGGGGTCGGCGCTTGGTGAAGTCCCGACCACCCCACTCGCCCAGCCAGAGGAGTGCCTCCTCCAGCCCCTTCAGCGGCTCGTACTCCTCCTCGACCGGGTCCATGTCGAGCAGCAGGTACGACCAGTGGGTCACGTCAGCAGCAGCGTGGCGTGCCCCCGTCGTGCTCATCGTGGGGTTCGGAGCCACATACACATTCATGTCCTTCGCCTCGGCACTCCGGATGAACCGCTCCATCTCCACCGGGTTCCGCGCGAAGTCCCCCATCCTGCGGCCCTCGTTCCGGGCGAACATCCGCACCACATGGAGCGGGCTCGGGTGTGGGAGCAGGGACCACAACTCAGTCACTTCGGGTCTCGGGTCCATCAAGTCTCCAGTCGTACATGAGTCCGTTGGGGTTTGTCTTCCGGAGGATCGGTGGTTGGATGCTGTCAACGAGCGCGTTGAGTAACGCTTCCCGTTCCCTGTAGACTGCGGGCCGGAAGACCCGCAGCCACAGGAGGAACAGGTTGTGCCTGAGCCTAGCGATGGAGCGCACCGGGGACCCCAGCCAGCTTGCGAAGTTGGCGCGTGATCGCCTTGCGCGCACCGTTGCGCGAAGAGAACTGACGGATGCTGCCACCCTCGGTACGGAGGTAGTCACGGCTGACGACGACTCCGTAGAAGTTCCGCGTGGTGACCTCGACCTCGAACTTGCTCGTGTTGAACAGGGCCGGGGTAACCGTGTACGTCGTGGTGTTGTTGTTCATTCTGCATCGCTCCCTTCCGGAGTCTCGTACGTGTCCTCGCGCCTCTTGAAGTAGCGCGGGTCGCCCAGTTCGTACTCGCCCGTGAGGACACGGAAGTACTCGTCTGGGCTGTTGCCATATGCCCCACCGTTCATGTTCTCGTTCGGGGCGGGCACTTCCCCGTGAACATTCCAGCGAATCCGTGCTTGGCGCATCTCCCTCGCGTGGGTCTTGATCGAGTCCATGACGTGCTCGTGCAGCGGGCTGTCAAGGTCGATCGCGACCGGCACCTGTTGAAACATCTCTTCGTACCGCTTGCACTCACCCAGCGGGTGGGCCTTCGTCACCTTGGTCCGGTACTTCAGCTTCCGGATCAGGTCGAACTGCGTCCCACCGTAGCCCTTCACAGAACCCTTGTACTTCGCCATGAGCGCCTCTGCGTAGAGGTGCTCGTGGTAGCTCCGCTTGGCAAGGTCGGTGAAGACTCCGAAGTGCGTTCCGGAGGCGAGGGCTTTATGCTGAACATGCCACAGCATCCCGTGGCGTACAGCCACGCGGTCAGGGCGACCGCGCGCAACCAGATCGTTTCCAAGTTCCAGTGCAAACGGGACCTCCACTTCGAGATCGTACTCCACTGGGTACGTGTCGTGCCAGAGGAGCAGAGCCTCGGTGAGGTCGTCCAACTGCTTGAGCACCTTCGTGCCCACGGCAATGTCAACCTCGTCAGTCGTCGTCGCCATCAGCGAGAGCCAGTTGCCCCGGTGCTGCGCGATGCTGTCAGCCATCGACAGCCCGAGGTGGTGACTCTCGAAGATGCGGTGGATCAGCTTGCCGAACCCGAGGGGCTGGGCCTCGTGAGCAGGGACGAAGTCCATGACCCACTTGGCCCACCACCGGAAGCGACACCGCTGGAAGTCCTGCATCTCGGAGATGTTGAAGACGTACGGTTCAGTGAGCATACCGGACCTTTCGTTTCACCGTCCGGGTACGGTGACAGTTAGCACAAACCACTTCACACTTCGCGATCTCTCGGAGTAGTCGATCGGTTCCGTAGTTCCAACAGCGCCCGATACAGAGGAGCTTCCTACCACGAACATGATCGAAGTCCATGCACTCGGGAGGGTACTTTCGCCCGCAGTCAGCACAGGGAACGTTCTTAGCCCCGATCAGTAGCTGCTTCCGGCGCTGGTACCGTTCACGGTAGTACTTCCTTCGGTGTGCGAGCACACTACTTCGCTGACTTGAACGAGCCATCGTTATCGATTGTCGCCTTGAACAAGCTGCCAGAAGCAGCATGAAACACGACAATCCCCTCGGCGGCGTGTCCCGGAGCGGCGATTGAGCCCTCCTTGCGGAGCCACTCGATCATGAACTCGGGGACGAAGCGCATCCGCCGAGACTCCGGCTCGTCCTTGAACCCGATCACGTTCATCCACGGCCCTTCGTACAGCACGGGGACCACCGAGATCGCGACCCCCTGCTCGCGGATGGACTGAAGCTCCTCCGTCAACTGCCACGGGTGACCCAACTCGGTCTGGAACCACTTGAACGTGTTGAACAGGGAGAAGGTCTTGCCCTCCGCCCCGTAGCCACGCTGAATGCCCTTGCCCCACCACTCGCCGAAGTGCGTCCCCTCGCCGAGGGCGTAGATGAGGGCGTCCTTGTTGTCCTGAACCCACTGACCGAAGCCAGCGTTGTCCCGGCCCGGGGCGAGCATCCGCGTCCGTGACTGGGCCGCGATCTCGAATCGCCCGGTCAGCTTGCCGGTGCTGGTGGAGTCGGTCTTGCCGGTGAACGGATCGGGCTCGCGCTCCTGCCAGATCACGACAGCGGCATTGGTGCCGTCGAGCTTCTCGGTGATGATGATGTTGCGGTTGAGGCGACCGATCTTCGGCCACGCCTTGAAGTCGGGCACGGCCATCAGGTAGTCGATCTCAGCCGCGCGCTCGGCCTCAATGCGGGCCTTGATCGCTGCCACTTCCTCGGGAGTCTTCTTCATTGATTGTCCTTTCAGGGATGGCGAGGTCCGCAGGAATCCAGAGGTCCCGGATGTCCTTCTCGGAGATTCCCGCACGACGGAGGTCAACGACGAGGGCCGTAGCCCTCGCCTGACGTTCCTCTCTACTGCTGCACATCCGCACCCTCGACCGCGCCGGGTGTGGCATCCGCCAACTGCTGCTCCGACTCGAACGCCAGCTTGTCGAGCACGGCGCGCTTCTCGGGGGTCATCTCACCATCGGCCCACGAGAGGGCCGCGTCCTCGGTCGCCTGCAACTCCGGATCGCTCGGGGCCTCGACCTTCGTCTCGGTCGGAAGGAGCGTCGGGTGCGGGAGCCGCACACGGACCACACGCTGGAGGATCACCACCATCAGGCCGGAGCCGTTCGGGAGGAGGGCCGACAACTGCCACTGTTCCGGGCCGTTGACCATCTCGGTCATGTAGTCGCCCGCACCCGTGGTGCTGCACGACTTGGTCTTGAACAGGACCTTCGGAGCGATGAACGCCATCTCGCCGTCGCCCATGTCCACGATCTGCGACTTCGGGTAGTAGTGGGCGATGTTCGGGTCGAGGTCGAACTTGCTCCAGTCCTCCTTCGCCGGGTCGTACGGCGCGTCCTTCTCGGGTGTGTCCTTCTCGGGCGGCGGGATCGGACCCTCGCCAGAGGCGGCGTCCATCTGCCCGGCGGTCGGCACACCCTCGGCGGGCTCGTCCTTGTCGATGCCCAGTCGGGCCATGAGAGCCTCGACGCTGGTCTTCAGCGAACCGGGCTTCTCGAAATCGTACTCGGGGGTTGCTTCGGTCGTCGCGGCCTCATCCTGCACCGGCTTCTGCTCGTCAGCCATGTTGCCTCCTGTCACACTTCGATGATGGTGATGACTACGTACGGTGAGTAGTTGTGTGTTTCACTGATGTCGGTCTGCTCTGCTGGGCGACCGAGGCCCAGAGTGTGGCGCATCGTGATGCGCGCACCCTCGTCGTCTACGAAGACGCGGAACTCAGCGGGCACAGCCACACCACTGTCGTCCGTGATCTCCACGCTCCACTGATTCAGCGGGGGCACCATGCTGATGATGTCCTCGATGACGCGGAGCAGCTTTGGTGTCTTACGCATTATGCCCCCGGTAGCTAGTCCCCCCTCGGTCGGATGATCGAGATGACCTTGTCGATGAAGATGGCCCGGAGCCCAAGCTCGTCCTGCACAGCCCGGCCCCACAGGTAGTCGTGGATGTTCGCCTGCCAACCCTGCCACGGAGGGAGGAGCCGCAGGTTCGGCACCACAAACATTGGTGTGCCCACGTTACACAACTCGTACACGGGAACACGCCAGAGGATGCGGTTGTCGGCACCGTACTGCATCCGGAAGACCAGCATGTTCTCGGGGTGGCGGCCGATCGCGTCCCTCGCTGCGGCGAGCGCATCCGGGGTGAAGATGTCGTCGTCGTCGCAGAACATCAGGTGGGTGCCCGTCGCCAACTCCATCCCCTTGTCCCGCTGGCTGGCCCCGTTGTTCGCTGTCTTCACGGGCGTCTGAGTGAGCCGGAGTTTCCCCAACCCGAGAGAGACGTTGAAGTCCGGCCAAAAGTCCCCGGGACCGTCATGAACCACGATCAGTTCGTCACCATCCAGCAACTGTGGACCGATGCTCAGGATCGTGTTCTTCAGGGTCGGCCGACCACAGGTGGGGACGATGACCGAGAGCCTCACTTCTGTTCCCACAGTGCCCCCCATTCCCGGTTGAGGTTGCGGATGACGCTGATCTCGCCGCTGCCCATCTTCGCCATCTTCTCGTAGTGAATCAGCCGCATCCGTTCCATCTCCGCACCGAGGTCATGGCGTGCGTGAGGCAGGTGGTTGGCGATGATCAGCGGGTGGTGAACGAAGCGGATGCCCATCGTGTTGAGGCGGAAGGCGAGGTCGTCGTCTTCGTAGCCGTACTCGGTGAAGTCCTCGTCGTAGCCCCGGATGTGCTGGAGCGGGGCGGTCAGCATCCCACCGAAGAGGAAGTAGGGCCGCTGGCTGCCGGACACCTCGACACCGTTCTCCTCGATGCGAGCGAGGTGGGCGGAGCCGAAGTCGTCCATGATGTGACCGTACAGGTCGTACAGGGCACCGGCCCGGGGCACGATGCCCGAGTGGCAGATGATCGTGACCATCCCCTGCGCGCGGCGGATGCCGACGTTGAGGGGGCGGGACGGGTTGCGCCACCGGCTATCACCTCGGTTGAGACGGTGGTACTCGACGGTGATCGGCATGGCTTGGATCGCGTCGAGCAGCCCCGGCTCGTCGGTGCTGTCGTCCACCACGATGAACTGGTGGCTGACCCCGAGGTCGGGCTGGTTGAAGAAGGACGCCATCGTCTGCTTGAAGTGCTCGACCCGATTATGAACCGGGACCACGACCGTCAGGTCGTACGTTGGCTGCATATGAACTCCTTCAGTGCGGCCTTCACCTCGTCGAGGGTCATGACGTACGGACCCGGGACGTTGTAGGTGACGGTGGGCTTGTCGTAGAACTTCTCACCGCCGACCTCCTCTTGCAGCCAGCCGAAGTCGAGCGGCGGGGTGACGAGGTTGACATCGGTCAGGTCGCGGATGCGGATGTCCTGAATGTCCGACCACAGGCGAGTGAGCGGGTACCACTGGAACGTAGACCACGGACTGACCTCGATCGGCCGCTTGTGGAGCAGATCGAAGAGCGCGTTCTTCTTCAGGCCCGGACCGAACAGGGCGGGCAGGCGGATGATGCGGACCTTGGGGAAGTGGTCCTTGACCCACATCTCGAAGGCCCAACGGTTCGCACCGTAGCTCGTCTCGGGCGGGTAACCGAACCGGCGCGGAATGGCATCGACCGTGCTGATGAGGATGAACTCGTCAGTGGTCACCTTCTCCAGCATCCGCTTCAGGCGGGTCAGCATCGCGAAGTCTTCGTCCGGATGCATGTTCGCCCACCACTTGGTGCCCTTCAGGGCGGTGCATACGATCTGGCTGTAGTGACCGGGGTCGAGTGGCTTCATCGTGTTGGACAGGTCAGTCCACCGACCATCACCCATCAGAGACGAGCCGACGAACCCAGTGTAGCCGACCAGTGCTCGGCGTCCACGCCGCAGGACACCAGTCTTGCCTCGCACCATCCACTCACCTCGTTCGATCTCATCCACCGCATCATAGAAGCTATTGAACTTGGACCCGAGTACTGAAACCACTCGCGGCGATTCGGCCGAGTACTCCCACAGGATCGGACGCCCATCGTTCTCCTCGTTCTGCTCCAGCACGACGCGCGTCGTCCAGAGCGAGCCGGTGTGCACAGCCCGACCCAGCGAGGGTACGAACCGCTTCACGTCCCGGAGCATAGCTTCCCAGTTCGAGTCCCTGTGGAGCGGGCCGTGTGGCTCCGAGTTGATCCACGTATCGTGCGGCGTGTAGGTGACGTGGGTCAGTGCCTTCTCGCCAGTGGGCGGATAGCCCATCAGCGACCAGTACGGACCGTCCATCACGGTGATGTCCACGTCGAGGTCCGGCACCTGACAGAGCGCCACCTCGCACCACTCCTTCTTGAGGCGCGTCTTCAGACCCGGCACGACCTTGTCGAGGTTGGCGTAGGTGCAGTTGAACACGTAGCGGGCGGTGATGTAGAAGGCGGAGAGCCGCTCGATGTTCGGGATCACCCGGACGAGGACGTTGTTCTCGTCACCCTTCACCGGGAAGCCCGTGCCCGAGAGGGTCGGGATGCCTGCGAGGGTAAGCTGGCGGGCCGTCATCTCCCGCAGCTTCCGCACGTCGAAGCTAATCTCCGGCACGCTGTACACCTGTGACACCATGTCGTGGGCGAAGAGCGTGTGCTTGATCGGCCGGATCGGGGCACCGATCTCCCTCGCGACGCGCTCGAACTCGGCCGGTGGGGTCTTGCTGTTGTGGGCGATCGCGTACCAGTGGTCCTTGTTGGGGGCCATGGCGTAGACGTGGTCGTTCAGGAAGCGCCGGTAGTGCTTCGCGGCCGACCGGGCCGTCTCGATGTAGCGAGGATAGTGCATCCCCGAGTGGACGCGGGCTTGGTTCACCCGGGTCGCACTCGACATGATGGAGGACGGCTCCACGATCACGACGCTCAGGCCCACGTTGTGGAGGGCCAGCGCGATCTTCGTACCGTAGAAGCCTCCGCCCAACACAACCGCATCGACTTTCATGCGCGGAACACTCCGAGAAGGTCAGACTCCATCACGAGGTAGCACCGTTCCTTCGGGCTTTCAGCCACAAGCTGTAGATCGATGGGAGTGCCGCAGTACTTGGTGGTGACAACCGTCTCCAGTGGGCGCACACTCGTAACCTGCGGGCCAACTGCCAGCACGAGGGCGAACTGCGACTCCTTCGTCTCATCGAGATGTACGACCTCGATGAAGGCGGACTGGAGCTTGTCTTCGTCAAGGCGCTTGATGAGCACACGTTTTCCTTGGGGGGTGAGGACGTTCATGACTGACTCCGTTCGTAGTTGATGAGGTACCGCAGGGCCATCGCACCGGTCTGAGCGACCTCGTGCAGCGTCTTCTTCTGTAGGCGGGGGAGCAGCGTGGTCTGACCGACCGCCTCTGCCTCCTCGACCATGTTGAGCGTGGCCTGCATCACCTCGCCCGCTTCTTCCACGAGGATCGCAGCCTGTCGCACCGGATCGTGGTGCCAACCGGGGTGCTTCTTCTCGGCCGCCCGGAGGGCTGCCATGATACGCATGACGGCTCGGACCTCGGGGGCGGTGACTTCCTTTTCCTTCGCCATCAGCCCTCCACCGTCATGTAGATGACCTTCGCCATGTCACGGCGGCGGCGGTAGACGACGATGGCGTCGTTGTCGGCGTTCACTTGGACGGTGACGACCGCATCGATCCCCAGCCCGATGCCATCGATGTGTAGCTTGTCGGTGCCGAGGTTGAACCGGGTCATCACGTCGATGTCAGGCGCGGGAGAACTCGGCTGCTTCTTCTTCGGTGATGAGGACACGAACCATACCTCCTTGGGACTTGGCAATGCGGGCGGCGGACGCGAGGTTGTGCAGGATCAGAGCCCCGGCCTTGTTCGGCGAAAACGTGTACACGAGACCAAGCTCGTCCTTGTCGTCCGAGTAGTCTGACTGGTACCACGTCAACTCCTTGCCATCCTTGAACACGACGTACCACGGGGCGAGTGTTGTGGGGGCGCTCATTGTTCCTCGAACGGGGGAAGACTGCCGGGCTGGTGACGACGCACGCCCTCGTTGGGCGCACTACGTTGCTCGCGACGGACCTTGCGGGGCCGCCGCTGCTGCTGCTCTTCCTTCTCCAACAGGTCTTCGAGTTGCTCGGGACTGAGTGACACACGGCGCAGGGGATCGTACTTCATCGGGGCCACGACCGGAAGGTAGCTCGGACACCCGTTCGCCCACCGTTGTCGAGGTCCTGACGGTCCCACCAGCCGCCCATCACCCTGATGTCGGCGACGATGATGGATACGAGGAAGTACATCGGGAGCATGATGAGGTGCCCGATGAGGATGACCGGCAGCCGGGGCAGCCAGAAAATGCGGTTGATGAGGCGGATCATCGGCCATCCCATCGAAAGTAGATACACCAGTACGTGTGGATGAACTTCCCACTGATCGAGATGAAGCGGTCCCAGAGGGCGAACTGGATCGTGAGACCCCATTCCATGGAACTCTTCTGCCGCCAACCCCCGACCCTCATCGGTGGAACTTCGGCGTCGGCCCGCCCTGTGGAGGACCCGGCACGGAGGGCGTGTGCACCATGTCACCACCGCACGTCGGGCACGTCATCATGTCGTTCCGCTCGTCCACCTTGCGAATCTCCTCGATGACCCGCTCGCAGTCACCCGTACACTTGAAGCTGTAAAGAGGCATCCTACTTCTCCTTCATGCGGTTCTTAGTCCGCGTTCGATGGCAGTTGGCACAGACGAGATCGCACTTGGCGACCTCTTTGAGCACGATTGCCCAGCGCCGGAGAACATTCTGTGTATTGACCATGAAGACCTTCCGGCCCCTGACATGATCGAAGTCCATGCACTCGGTCGGGTATGAGTACCCACAATCCATACATGGAGCAGCCTTCAAGGCAGCCATCCGCTCTCTACCTTTTGCCGCAGAGACCCTTGACTGTCTCTGCGCGATCATGCGCCAACGACCCGGGTGTGCTTTCCGCCATTTCCGGGACTGCTTGCGGCGGTAAGCCTTTGTCTCACTGGGTAGGCGCATCCGCAACCTCCTGTGACAGTGCGAAGTACGACACACGACCGCCCGGCATGTGCTCCTTCGCGACCCGGGGCTTGACCCGGCGAAGTTCGGCAGCGAGGCGGTTGTAGATGACCTGACGGAACTTCTTCAGGTCGGGGATCAGCGTGTTCATCGTGGGGTGGAGCGCGTCGGCGATCTGGTTGATCGACACCGTCTGTCCCCTCGCTGCGTTGGCGAGCCAGCCGACCACGTCGTCGGTGATGCTGTCGGTCAGCGCACCCTTCTGCTCGGCCGGTGGCTGGCAGAACACGAGGCTCGCTTCGGTCTCGGTGCCGGTGCCCACGTTCATCTCGTAGTGGAAGTTCGGTGGCGTGATGCCACGGAACTTCAGGAACTCGACCTCGACGACGTACTTCTCGTCCTTGGTCGGGTTCAACTGGATGTGGTTGTCAAGTGCGCCCGGTGCCGACGAGGCCCCGCGCCAGCCCTTGCCATCGCTGAACTCGCCCGCCTTCGGCCCGTGGTGGAGGACCAGCACAGCGGCCCCCGTATGCTCGGTGACGAGGCGGATGTTGCGGAAGCACTCCTCGGTGATCGTGTTGTCGTTCTGGTTCCCCCGCGTGAGCTTCGAGAAGGTGTCGAAGATGATCAGGCTGAAGCCCCGCCGCTCACCCTCGTGGCCCCAGCGGAACCGGTTCGAGGTGGCGATGATCTTGCGGATCGTGTCGAGGTTGTCCAGCATGAAGTTGGACTGGATCAGGAAGCGGATGCGCTCGTCGAAGGGGTTGGGCTCGAACTCGCCGCCGAGGGCAAGGTCCTCCTCGGTCGGGTTGTGGGCGGCCCAGTCCTTGGCGGTGAGCCGCCGCCACTGTTGCGCGTAGTCATGCTTCGAGGCGTCGGAGCCGACGAACAGGACGGTGCCGGGCTCGGCTTGGAAGCTGCCGAGGTAGCGGCCACCGACGATGACGGCGCGGCCCATCTCCAGTGCGTTCCACGTCTTGCCGGAGCCGGGTGCGCTGGTCAGAGCCGTGATGGTCCCCTTCGGGATCACGTTCTCGATCAGCATCGGCGGGGGCTCGATCGTGTACAGGTCGGTCGAGGTCGTCAGCCCGTAGGGCTCGATGGACTCCAGACCAACAGTGCGTACGTCGATGTTCACTTGCGCTTCCTCCTGATGGCTCCCCGTGCCACGAGCCTCATTCGGCCCACTCGTGCCAGTGCCACCGTCTGTACGGCTCCAGCAGCGGAAGCTCACGGTAGATGTCGTGCATCGCCGACCTGATCAACTCCGTGTACGCAGTCCTCAGATTCGGGTCGTCTCCGTGGACTGAGATGTACCGCCAATAGCGGACACCGTCGAACTTGATCTCGACTGCACCCTCGACCCTGTCCTTCGCGCCCTTGATGATGATGTGACGGAAGGGCTCCTCGATTCGGGCCATGTCACGGGACGAGAAGCGCATCAGGTCGGTCAGCGTGTTGCGACAGTTCACGACTGCTCCTCCAGTGAGCGTTCGAGGAACGGAGCGTCGGGACCCACGGCCACAACCCGCATCCCCGAGAGCCAGATGCCCGCGAGGTTGCCATCGTCGCCCTTGTCGGCCACGTCGATGCAGATGCCTTGGATTACGTTCGGGGTGATGCGAATGTCGCTCCCTCGCGTGTGGCCGAACACCTGCATGATGTTGGCGAGCGGCTCGCTGAAGTCCCGCCAGAGGATGCCCCCGTAGGAGTTGTAGCCTCCACGGAAGCGACTGATGTTGTCCCGGATCGCCACGTACTCGTTCCACCCGAACTCGGTGCAACGACGCTCGATGGCATCGACGATCGTGTCCGGGGTATGAAAGTCTGCGGCAGAGTGCAGACCGGCATGAGTGAGGAGGAACCCGTTCGCCGCGCTGGCGAACCGAAGCCGACCTTCCCTCTCAACAGCGGCCATCAGTTGGCGTACTTCGGGCAGGGGCTCGAAATACCCGCTGAAGCGGTGGTTGTGAGTCATCAGTGCGGCTTCGTGGTTCCCCCACAAAGTGTTGAACCACTTGTGATTGAAGGCCCAGTCCCACACAGCGCGGTCCTCCTGCTGGGTGGTGGCCTTGTAGGTGCCGAGGTCGCCAAGCTGAACGACCCGGTGCTGCTCGGGATTGAAGCCCGCCTTGGACAGCAGGGCTTCGAGCCGGTCGAGGTGACCGTGCACGTCACCGATCACGAAGGTGTTCATTGCGGGCCATCCAATCTATCCATCCGATCCTGATGGTCAAGCTCTTCCTTGATGAAGACGACGACCAAGAAGAAGATGAGTCCGATGCCAAGGGCCGTAGAGGCTATGGGAGCGAGCATCTGAACACCGACAGCGACGCCAGCGATGACTGCGCCACTGACGAAGGTACCGACGAATGCTTTGAACCAGTTCTTCATTTGCGTCCTTTCCACGGGAGGGCGCTGGGCATCCACATCGGGACACCCCGCTTCTTACGACGGGCAGCACGACGGGCATACTCGGCCGGGCTCATCAACTCCACCTGCGGGGGTTGGGGCTTGGACTCGTACATGGTCTTGAGCATGTAGTCGAACGCCTCACGCAGGTTCATCGTGGGCGCTTGGGTCGTACGACGGTGGGTGCATCACCCCGGATGTCCGCATCCTGTCGGGCCTCGACCCTCGTGAGCCGCTTCGAGAGGGCAGCGATGCAATGGTAGAGGTTGGTGTGAATCTCGCTCTTGAGCGTGTCCACCTCGCAGTTGCAGATCAGGCACTTCACAGGTTGTACTCCGAGAGGACTGTAGCGAGGCCGCCAAAGAGAGTCAGAATGAAAGCGAGGATGGCTACACCCTCGTTCGTTCCGTGTGTCCAGAGCACGATGCCCCACAACACAGATACCGTACCCAACCACAGGCCCTGCATGAATCGCTTGCTCACTTGGACTCCTTCCACGTATCACGCCATTCACCCATGAAGGTGTAGATGGAGATGACAACGCCGAAGACGATCATGGCGAGGAGCATGAACGGGGTGCAGACGATCAGGGTGAAACGGTTCCAGTTCACTTCTTCACCTTCACCAGCTTGCCCATCGTGTACGCCGTACCACCGGGCACCCACTCGTAGCCGAGGGCCTTGATCAGGTGGTGCAGGGGCTCCATCACCTTCCGTACGTCACCAGTGCTGGCGAGCGGGATGAAGGGGGCCATGTCGTTGTTCTTCGGCATCCGGACCCAATAGAAGCCGTCCGCGAACTTCTGGTACTGGTCGTGGTTACGACGGACCTCTGCCTGCAAGTTGCGGAGCTTGAACAGGAGAGCGTTGACCATGGCGGTCTGGACGAAAACAACCACGGAGAGGAGAGCGATCACGTACCACATGGTGTGTCCTTTCGATTGGTTGGCACCCCAGTCCGGCCGCAAGCCGAACATCTCCCGGGTGCTCCCGGGTGTCCTCGCTTAGACGATGGGGTACAAGATGGCGCTGGGGCCTCATTGCCAGCTTAGTGCACTTACGCCCTTGGAGTACAGAGAGGCGGGCGACCCAGATGGTTACAGCGGATCGAACTGATCGGGCTCCTTCTTCTCGCGGATCAGTGCGTCACCGATCGAGTGAGCAATGCCGACACCGAGGAGGACACCGAAGGCACCGACCAGTGAGGTGATCAGACCCCAGAGGGTGACGAGGATGTACTCGCCCGGGTTGGGGAGCGGCTTCGGATCGAGGCCCGAGTGGGCGACGGTCAGCAGTCCGACCCAGTGGAACCCGTAGACGAACGGGGCCATGACCGCGAGCCCAAGGGCGATGCGTGCGACGTGCTTCACGTTGTGAACCTCCTGTGGACCTCAACCCTATACGATTCGCGGCGCGGTGTCAACGGCTTTCGGCACGTTCTCGCCGGTCGGCGTCGGCCCGTCGCCCGTGATCGACTCGGCCTCGTCGATGATCCAGTCGGGGCGAATCTGTGTCCCGTCCCAGTGAACTTTCCAGTTGTGACCTCGGGCCAACATGGTCAGGGAGGCGACAAGCCAGTTCGCGCTCTGACCACGCCATGACACACGGATTCCCAGTAACCCCTTGTACTTGAAGAAGCTACGCTGGCGCAGTCCTGCACGAGCGGTACTCCATACGTGTCCTGCACGGTCCATGAATAGGTCCTCGAACGGGATGATCGCGTAGAGGTTGATCCGGCCGTTATGGACGCGCGCCAGCCGCCTCGGGCCGTAGCCCCGGGGCAGGCGTTCACGAGTTGTCAAAATACCCCCTTTTTTCATGTAATGTGAAACATCATACTAAGAACGAAAAACCCACCCAGAGTCGAAGCGCGGACACCCGCTTGCTTCGGGGCTCCGCCCCCGCAGCGTTCGCCGCTTCGCGACTCAACGGGCCAGCGACCAGAGAAATAGGACCAGCCCCGTCAGCAGCAGGCTGGACACCACGGCCACGATCGCCAGCACCACCCAGACGATCCCGGTGATGAGCCACATCAGGAGCCAGCGTCTCATCGGGACACCGTGAACAACGAGTCCTCCCGGTAGAAGTCCTCCTGCCGGGTCCGGGTCATCACCGGGATCAGCACGTACGTCCCTTCGGGGAGGGCCATCGACTTGTGGTACTGGCCGCGCCCGACCGAGAGCGTGTAGCCAGCGGCCGGGAACTTGCGCCACTCGATGTGTGCCCCTCGCGGCGGCCACGTCTCGACCTGCAAGACGGGCGTCCGCTGCCACCACCATCCACAGGTGGACCCGACGATCATCACCACGATCAGCACCTTCCGCATCACTTGGTGCGCTTGAACCACAAGCTCTCCGGGATGCTGCCGAACAGGTTGATCAGCCACTCGTCGCAGATTTCGACACGCTTCACGGCCTCGGCATCCTCGAACCGCTGGCCTGCCGGGGACAGCCACGCAGCCCTACCGACGTGATCGTACTCACGGTCACCCGGTCCGATCGGCAAGTCGGAGACGATCCACCACGAGAACCCGTCGCCCGTCTCCTCACCGAGGTCAAGGGCATCGAAGCCGACCGCGATCGACTTGTCGTTCCACTCGTACTCGTCGCGGTCGTCGAGGTTCGGAAGAAACCTCTTGACTTCCTTGGCGGTGAGCTTCATGCGGACCAGCATCTCGTCACTGTCAAGCCTGAACTTGATCTGAGTCATGACTTCTTTGCCCTCGCTGCCCGGGCCTTCTTCAGCGTCTCGGCCAGTTGGGCCTTACGCTCCGGGCTCAGTGGTTTCATCGTGCGCTTCTTCTTCGGCTCCGGTCGGGATGCCACCTCGGCCTTCTTCTGCTCCTGCACCTTGTCAGCGTTCGGGCAGTTGGGGGCGGTATGCCCCGGCTCGCGGCAGACCGAACACGCCCGCTGCGAGGGAGAAGCCTCCTCTGCCATCTGCTTGACCTTCAGCTTCCGCACCACCGTGCCCCGTGCCGCGTCCACCTCGTCGGCCGCATCCAACTTCAACTCGTCGGCCGCTTCGATCAGGTGGTTGATCACCTTGTGCACCGGCTCGGTGATCCGCCTCAACTCTACCAGAAGCTGGGTCGCCGCGTCCAGTAGTTCCTTCCGGTCCTCAACTGCGCCCATGTCTCCTCCGCATCTTCATGCCCATCTCCAGTCGGTCGCCCGTGCCTGCGCTCAGGTCCACCTCGGGGATGATGCCACGATCCTGATACGACTCCTTCAGGTACTGGCGTGTGATCCAATCCTCCGGCACACCTTCCCACGTCCCGCCGAACGGGGCACGAAGCGGTCGGTCGAAGTTGTCGGCCGGTCCCTCGTCGTACTCCTCGGCCTTCTTGTTGAGCACCCGGGCCGTCTTCGCGTGTACGTACCGCTGGAGTGCGAGGTAGCTCCCGCCGAAGATCAGCTTCGCTTCCTCCACCAGAGGTATGAGATTCGGCTTGACCACGAGCGTGCCCTTGGTCAGCAGGGCGTCGATTAGGTGGTCGAGCTTGTGGGCCTCATCGGCCGTCAGTTGGCGACAGGTCATCGTCGTCGTCATCCCTTTCCAACATCCCGTCCGGCCGTGCGCCGTTGCGGTAGATGTCTTCGAGCATTGCATTGAACTGCTGTCCGTTGACTGATCTCTGCACCAACAGCTTCCGAGGCGACGGTGCCGGGGGCTGGTGGTTCGCTGCCTTCATGTACTCCCGGATGTACCGACGTGGTGGTCGGCTCCAGCCCATCCGATCGAACTGGATGGTCGTGATGTACGGCGTGTGGTCGTGGCTCGGGTCACCGCACGGCATCGGGAATATCTTGACCAGCATCATCGGGGGCGAGATCGCCATGATCTGCACCAGCGAGCCCTCGAACGAGCGGTCAGGCTTCGAGACGAAGTACCCACGCTGGTCGGTGCCCGTGACCACCGGGCCACGGGCACACATCAGGTATTCACCGTTCCGGATCTGATCGATCGACTCGATCATCGTCCCTCCCTTGCCACAAGAGTTTGTCCATTAGCTGGCGCGCACGGTCCGAAGGCATCCGGGTGAGGAACCCCCGCCCTCGGGCCTTCGAGTAGTCCGGTGGTTTGGCGAACTGGACCGCAGTCACGTCTAGGATGAGGCCGCTGTCGTGCTTCAGAAACCAGTGCGATTCTCGTCCTACTTGCATGTTCATCGGAGTCCAACCGGCTGGACCACCTCCGAGAAGGTGATACAGGGCCTCGCTGGTCACATAGCAGTTTCCTCGGATCGACCGAATCACATCGTCCCCTGCTGTGCGAGCATCTCATTCGGTCCGACGATCGCCACGTAGAACCACTTCTTGTTAGACACCTCGATGTCCGGGAACTCCTTCAGGTCCTGAAACTCCTTGACCATCGCGGTCCCGAGGTTGACCGGCACCTCGACACCAACCAGCCGCTTCGCTGCGTCGTTCTCGCGGTGACCGTACAGTCGCACCGGGTGGCTCGGTCCGTTGCGCCTCGGGTTCTTCGGGTTCTCGACGCCGACGACCTTGATGGTCACCGGGTCCGTGATCGGAGGCTCGATCCAGTTCATGGCTTCTGCCTACGGTGCGGCACTTTCTGCGCGCGGATCGCCGGGTGCTGGCCGAACTTCTCGATGAACCACTTCACCGCACGCCGGACCGGGCGCGAACGGCTCGCGAGGGCAAAGAGTTGAACGCCATCCTCCTTGGTGTTCGTCCACTCGTAGGTCCAGAAGCGCCCGACGTGGAACCGCTCGTCGTCGGGGTCCTTCAACTCCACGATGCGGCCGTTCATCGGGCCACCGACCAGCTTGACCTTCGTCATGTCCGTTCTCCTCGCTTGTGCAGTTCGGCGAGCAGTTCACCGATGGCCGTGTGTAGGTCGGTCAGGTTCTTGAGTGCACGATCCCGGCGTTCCACAGAGCCGTCGCCCGTGTATAGGCGCATCTCGGCTCCACGACCAGAATCCCCCGAAACGTGGAGGGACACCTCACCGTTGTTTCCGCTGCGCCATACGTAGGTGTCACCGACATCGGCGCGGATGTTGTCAGAATACGTGATGCGTGTCACACTCACCTGCGTGCCTCCCTCTTGGCGACCTTGGCTCTGCGCCACTCGCTGTTGCGGAACGCGGATTCCCATGTGTGGCCGCGTCCGATGGTGGTCTCGATCTCCCCGATCTTCCACACCATACAGCGGAAGCCGGGCTCCTCGAAGGCACTGATGGTGCCCATCTCACCGAAGACCTCGCGGGCCTTCAGCATTGCCTGCTCGCGCGTCATCGACGGCGGCAGCCGGTCTTCCTGCACGGGCCTACGAGACATCGAGATCGACATCTTGCACCTCCTGAAGTTTGTCCTGCCAGTACTCGTCGGCAGCGTCCTGATTGTCCACCTCACCCGACCCGCTGCACTCCTCACACTGTCCGTGCTCGGCGTCTTCGGTGTCGGTCTCGGCTTTCACTTCGACCTCACCCGATCCATCGCAGGCGGTGCAGTCGGCCGTCTCGTTGAAGTCCATGTCGAAGTCGATGCCCTCCAGAGCGTCGGCCGCATCGTTCAACGCCTGCGCCCGCTCCTCCAGAAGCTGCCCGGTGTCGCTGTCCTGAAGCTGGTCGGGCATGTTGCTGCGGTTGTCCTCGCACTCCGAGGCCAGATCACGAAGGTCCGATGCAATCGACTCGACCTCATCGGGCAGGTTCTCGTCGCCCACGAGGGCAGCGACCCTGTCCTGAATGTCGTACAGTTGCGAGTAGAAGCTGGACTGGGTGAGTTGCGACCGGGTCGGGGCGCTCTTGCTGAAGTACTTGCCCCCGTAGCGGAACTTCCACCACCAGTAGGACTCACCCGCTTTGATACCATGGGCGGGGTAGTCCTTGCGGGCTGCCTTGACGAAGGTGGCGCGTGCCATCAGTGCACCTTCGCTGCGGGAGGCGAGGCGAGGATGTGCACGTCGTGCGCGATGCTCCTGATGTTGTCCGCGACACTGAGGAGCAGCACCCAGATGAGAAACAGAAACATGACCTTCAACATGACTGGTCCTTCCTCTGTACGGTGTACCGACCCGGCACTCCGGTTGCATCGAGTCGGAAGGTGGGTGTATCGTACCGGAGACATTGGTCCCGCAAGTACAGGATGACGTACTCGGGGAGACGCTTGTGCATGTGGGCGTTGAGCAGCCTGTCGATGGTGTTCCCACTGGCGATGAAATCGTCGATGATGATGTACGCACCGGTCCGGTCACCCGGCTCACGCTTCTTGTCCCAGTCGTATGGTCCCTCGATGTGCGAGCCGTGAGTGGACTCGCCCTTGCGGACCACGACCAGCCACTTGTTGAAGCGGTCGCAGAAGATGGCTCCCGGGATGACGCCCGAAAGTCCCGTGACCAGCACATGGTCAAACTGATCGAGGATGTCGGCGGTGCACTGTTCGAGCTTCTCCAGTGCAATGCGTAGTCCCGGCCGGTACGTGTGCGCGAGGTAGCTCACGTCTACTTCTCCTTCTTGCCGCCAGAGTTCTGCGGCTTCGCGTGGTTGGTGGTCGGATACAACGCCCGCACCACCGCGTCACGCGCGTTCTGAATCTCCTGTGGCGTCATCGGCCGCCGAGGAGACAGCACGACGCGCTCCGAGTACGCCTCGGCCTCGCCGGTCTGTGGGTTCACCCGCACGCCCCGGTTGACCTTGACCACCTCGGGCTTGATGAACACGTCGGCCAGCGGCTTCCCGTGGCGCTCGTTGCGCGGACGCATCGGGACCGTGTTCGGGGCGACGATGCTCGACTGGCTCTTGAACTTGCTGTGGGTTCTCACGGGTTCTCCTTGTCCGCGTTCGCTTCGTACAGCTTGTCGAGCGCGTTGGTCGCGGGAACGATGGTGCCAGTATACCCGATGTTGTCGAGGGCCGCCGCCGAGGGAGATGCGGCCCCAATCGCCCCAGAGACACAGGCCGTGCCGATCGAGACTGACCTTCACTGGCCCGCCGCTCGGAGCGCGACCCACAGGGCCACGGCGCTCTCGACCGATTGCGTGATGTGGCAGGTGTTGCCACTGGGCAGCGTGACGTGCCACTCGCCTTCCGCCACCTCGACGATGCGCCAGTTCATGCGTCCACCTCGTTGTTGTCCTCGTCCACCTCGACGACTTCGGTGTCGAAGTCGCCTTGACAGTCGAGCATGTTCTGTCCGGCCTCGTCCTCGTCGTGTGCGTAGACGTAGGCGGTGTACGTGACGCGGAACCGCTTCTTCACTTGGACACCTCCCGGAAGATGGCCCTGAAGTCGGGCCAGTCGAAGTACAGCCGTGAACCGGTGTCCACGTCCTTGACGATGACGCGGTTGTTGCTGGCACTGAGCATGGTGACAATCTGCCCAGTGAGTTTGTGCCGGTATCGGATGCTCACGTCACCACCTGCCAGTCTTCGAGGTCCACCTCGACCGGCTCGTCGCTGCCGAGGGACCGACCGATGTGGAGCATCGACCGGTGGTCGCCCACGAACTTCACGTCCTCACCGTTCTCGTCCACACCCTTGCCGAAGCCCACCGTGCTCCACGCAGGGATGTTGACGTTGGTCACACGGACACGCATCTCAGAATCCCTCGTCGGTGAGCAGGTCGGCCGCACGCTTCACGTCACCGAGGTCACCGTTCCAGTGGATGAACCGCACGATGCCCCGCTCGCCCGACCACTCGACGATGCAGTTCATCTCGCGCTTCAACTCGTTGATGAACACCCGCTCGTCGGTGTACCTACGCGCGGGCCGCTTCAGGCTCATCTCGTTCAGCATCACATCCTCCGCTCTTGGGGTTGGGGAAACTTGATGCCCCACGAGAACGGTTCCCCGTGGGCGTTGGCACCACTCAGTTCTTGCGTGCCCTGCTCGTGCACGTACGGCGAGAGCCAGTAGTCCTCGGGCACGACCTCGACCGGGATGCGAATCTCGATGCGGACACGCGAGTACCGCTTCCTCGTGCCGCGCTTCGGATGCTCGACGAGCATGGTCACCAGTGCACCGGGGTCGTTCAGGTCGATGCCTTCCCACTGGTCATCGCCTTCACCGAAGCTCGACGCGACCGTCTCAGACATGCCGCAGATGAGAGCCACAGCATCCTCCACCGTGTCCACGATGTACGATGCGTGGTACGTACCGCTCCGCTCCATGGTCACCTCACCTTCGTGATGTAGCCGTCCGCATCGACCGTGATGGCCGCGAACTTGGTACGCTTCGCCGGGTCCATGCACACACAGTACTCGGCCGCCCGACCTTCCTTGAACTCGTCACCGAAGAAGCTCGTCTCCTTACGGTGGAGGATGAACCGCACCTTGCGGACCTTGATGGCCTCCTTCAGCGCGGCCTTGGACTTGAATCCGTGGAAGTGCATCATGATTCAGACCTCCGTGATGGTGCCCTCTGCGCGCACCACCGGTTCGAGTTTGGCGATTGCCTCGTCCACCGCTGCGAGGATTGTGGCATAGCTCGCACGCGGGGTCAAGCCGAAGTCCTTGCGTAGCTGCTTGGCCCACGAGGTGGTGTTCCGCATCCGGATGCGCTTGACCGCCATCCGCATCACCATGCGAGCGGCGAGCAGCCGGTACATCTGGATACCACTACCAACTGCGAGGATTCCAGCCATCTTCTACCTCCCATGCCCACACGCCCCAGACCAGCAGGTGCGTGGTGCATCCGTTGACACCCTTGTACAGGGTGGGCAGCCAGTGCCATCCGCGACAGGTGCGACCGAGGTATGTCATGCGTTGGCCTTCAGGAACTGGAGCAGGAGCTTGTCATCCTCATCGACCCAATCCGGGTCGCTGCACTGACGCTCGACCTCCGCGAGCGCCTCGTCGTACGTGTGGGCGTTGGTCAGGTAGTTTGCGCCCGCCTTTGCCATCCGCTCGACGATGGCCGCACACTCGGCACAGCCCGCGTGTGGGAACTTGTCGTCGTAGCTGTTGTGGAACTCGTCACCGTGGTCGTGGTACCCAGAGCCGAACTCGGCTTCGAAGGCGTCGCACCCGGAGCACGAGCCGTAGGCTCCGATGACCCACTTGACCACTCCCGCGTGCTCGACCTTGGCGACCCACGTTCCCTGATAGTCACCGAAGTAGTCGAAGGCGAGAACCTTGGCACCCGCTCGTTCGAGCAGGCCCTGATACGGAGAGGCGCTCATGTTCAGGCTTCCTGCGAGATGACGGTGTAGTGGAACAGCGGGGTACCGAAGGAGCCCGTGACGAGCGCCTTGGTCGTCGAGACGGTCCGGCCCTTGGCACGGGCCTTCGCGGCCTCGCGTCGAGCGTCCACGGCGTTGATGCCCGTGTACTCGATGCGATGCTCCGGGATGTCGAACTTGACGATGCTCGTGTGATTCATGGCTCACACCCTTTCGATGGTGAACAGACTCGGGTCCGCCGTGACCATCAGACGGAACCCACGAGGGATGCACAGGGTCGGCACCCCATTGGTGTCCAGTGTGAACAGTCCCTGCGGAGTGTGTACGTTGGCCGTCTCGCCTTCCTTGAGGACGGTGGTGCGGTACCTACGGAACCGGTTCCGGTGCGACTCATTGCGAGCCGCGCGTTTCTCGCGTGCGGCCATCTCGGCCCTGTCGAAGCCCATCAGGCGGCCCACCGGTCGATGACGACTCGGTTGTACACGTCGGCCTTGCGCGCCTGCCGGAAGCACCGGAGCGCGTACTTCACGTCGAAGAACGGGTAGATTCGCATCGACCCCTTGTAATCGATGGTGATGACAGCGAAGTTGAACCCCATGGCTCACCTCTTGGTGAAGGTTGTGGGCGACTCGTTCCGTGTGCCCTTGGGTGGTGCTCCGATGGGCCACAGTGGCTTGAAGGCGTCCTGCTCGGGTTTCGCCTCGGCCCATGCTGGCAGCGGTTGCTCCGGTGTGAACCTCATCGGGAGAGATTAGGCCGCCTTCTTGGGCTTGCGGTAGGCGTTCACGCCCAGCGTGACATCGGTGCCCGGGATGACGATGTTCCCGTGCGTGCTGGCGACCATCTCGGTCTTGCCCGACGCGGACGGACCGAAGGACTGCGTGAGGTCGATGGTGATGGTGGCGACGTTGCCCTTGACCTTGACATCGACGTTCGACATGGTGTGGCTCCTGTGGTGTGGGTTTCGCCCTATCTGGGGCTCGTCAGCGTGAGCGGTTGACTCACGGACCCACAGCCCGCACGCGAGGGTCACGGGCCAAGGTGCTCCCATCGGAGCGCGATTGGCGGCTGGACTCTGGCGTGCGGACTGCTCAGGTTGTGTGCTTGCCGGGCACACGTCGATGGCTCTACCTGTATCTCACCCGCTGGTACCCTCGCTCGTCCGTTCGTTCCCGACTTCCCTCGCCTCGCGGGGATACTCACCCGTTGCGGGGACTGTCATGGGCCGGAGTCTTGGCGCGTACTGTGACCGGTGGCAGGGTCGTGCCATCCCATATAGTCGCACACTAAGGCTCGGCTCCGGGCGCGGGGTCCGTGGCTGACTGCACGGAGTATCCCCGAGGCCCTACGTTGCCTGTCGTGTAGCTGTACCGGCCCCAGCGTACCTTTCGACCGCGCCTGCTAGGTTCCCCGTCTCGCTCATGTCAGGGGAGAGCCTAAGCACACCTTGGGAGTGTGCGGACGACTTACGTACACGGTACCTATGATGCCGGGCGGTAGCACCCGGCGCTGGACCTGTCGTGCGGGGCGAACCGCTCTTGCCGTTGCGCGGGTCCGCTTCGCCCGCTCCACCGCATCGCCCTGCGAGCAATACACTGTGCAAGAGCCTTGCCAATCGGCTAACTTGTTGCGGCGCAATGGGTGTGTACTTTTTGACACGCTGTTTTTCGGGCGCTTTGCCATTGCGTGAGGTGCGTTTCGCACGGTTGGCGGGGATGTCGCGCTCGTAAGCCGCTGTGGCGCATACACTTGCGGCGGGTGGGTGTGCTGGCCCTGCGATTGGGTGAGATTTCCCATACCTTCCGGCCCATCTGGGCGTTGCAATCTGATAGGGTAGTGGTCCCCGGGGTGGTAGTGCACGCTTGTGCACCATCGCACGCGGCAGGGGTGAGAGCAGGCTCTCAGGCTCGCCCACGGGGTGGGCTGGGGGCAGCAGGGGACCGTCTCCATGGGGGGCGGGGGTACGACCCCAACTCGCGCGCTCAGAGACAGAGGCAGATCGCCTATGCGCCGGAACAAAAAAGGAGTTTCAAGATGGCTGACAACAAGCCGGGGCCTCCCCCGACGCGCCGTGAGCAAGCCAAACTGTACCTGATCGCTCATCCTGAAGCACCTGACTCCGAAGTCAAGGCGAACACGGGAATCGATATGGCTACAGTGGGGCGCGCGAGGGGCGAACTGATCAACGAGGGCCTCCTCCCGCCTCAGACCCGGAAGCAGAAGCGCACTCCGGCCCCGATCCGCCCGGCTGCTGACCCGGTCCCCGCAGCGCCGAAGGCTGCCGGTCCGCGTTTGGACACGCTTCTGACCGATGCCGACCTCCGCGCCCTCTCCGAGGGTGACATCGACGACGAACAGGTCCGGAAGCGCATCCTCACCGCCCTCCGCACGATCGCCTTCGCCCCCGGCATGAACTATGAGACGGCGATGAACGCCATGTCTCTCTGGGTCAAGCTCAAGGATCAGGCATCCACCAAGGAACTCGGTTCCGGCGCTCCCGTGACCTACGCCATTGCGAAGGAGCGACTCTGTGCCCTCATGAAGGCGTGCGGGTTCGAGTTGGTCTTCGAGTGCTTCCAAGAACTCTTCGTCCCGAAGGAGACCGCCAGTGAAGGGCAAGTACCCGCTGACGACAGTCAAGCTCCACCGCCTCCTGCTGGAGCTACTCCGGCACCCTGAAGTCCACGTCGAGTTCGCCCACATGACGGCCCAGCAGGGCTTCTGCGAGTGGCTCGACATCTTCCCGCCCACCGACATCCACATCAAGGTGGACGCCAACCAGCAGACCGGCAACATCGACCACATCGGCACGGTCGTCCACGAGCTTCTCCACGTCATCATCTTCCCGATCTCCCTCGGCTGGTTCGACGACGATCTGGACGAGGTGATGGTCCTCGCCATGGACGCCCACATGATCGCGTACATCCGCAAGTCCCCGAAGCGGGTGCACACATGGACGGAGTTGATTGACGCGAAGCTGAAGGAGAGCGACGCAGCCGCATCGAGTTGAGCCATGGATCAGAACGAGTGCCACATCTTCGGCAGCATGAGCGGCCACCACCGCTCGGCCGACTGCTGGTGTGAACCCAAGGGCTACTACATCACCGGCAACGACGGCGAGCCGCTGTTCGTAGTCGAGCACACCGACAACCACGACGAGGTGGACGAGAACGGCCTGATCCACAAGCGCCGTACCATCCTCTACCTTCGCGAGAACGACCCGGCCGACTGGGTCACCCGCGCACTCAACCGTATCGACCCAGAAAGGCCACACGATGAAAGTCCGTGAACTGATCGACCGCCTCCAGCAGACCGATCCAGATGCCCTCGTCTACCTGATCATCGAGAAGGCGCAGAGCGAGGACAACTACCTCCGGCGCGTCGAGTACACGGCGGGAGTCTTCCCCACCGTCAACCTTGTCAACACCACCTACGAAGGATGGCTCTGATGCCTGCTTCCTCAACCTGTAAGAACTGCGGCCGGGCCAAGACCCCCGCCTTCTACGAAGAGCCGTACTGTTCCGACTGCACCGACGCGGTGATCAAGTCCCGCGAGCAGGCTACCAAGGACGGCACCGATCTCGGTGCTGCGAAGCGCGAAGCTCTCGCGAACCTCGCCCACACGGTCCACAACAACCGCCCCAACCCTCGCACCCCGATGTCCCGTGCAGACTACTGGAACGCTCAGTTCCCGACAGGTGCAGAAAGCGAACAGTCATGAAGAAGCTCCTCCGCAACCTCGCCTTCCTCGCCACCTTCGATCTCAGAGAGGCGTTCTCGCTTCTCGTAGCGGCCGA